GCAAGTTTCTCGTCTTCCATTTTTTGCTGCTTGCTTAACCGAAGCTTCTCTATTAAATATGCCACGTTCCCCACTCCCGCTTTCCATAAGGGCTGTCCACTCACGCATGAATGCAATGCTGTCAGGCTTCTCTGAGTAAGATACTGAGTTATTAGCTAAGGCACGATGCCCTGCATTTTCCCACCAGTTACCTGACTTAGCATGACGCATACGATCATCAGACAGATTAGACAGGGATATCATAGCACTACGTCTTACACCACCTACTACAACTACCTCACCAATTTTACACATAAGGTCGTGACACTCAATGCTAGACAGTTTACGACCTGATGCACTCTTAAAAGTATTGACTGCGAACATGAACAAGTCAATCAAAGGTGCAGGACCAGAGGCTCTACCACCAAACGTCTTGAGCCTAGCACCAGCAGGACGTACCTTACTTACATCCCACTCAGGGATTTCGCCAGCCCACAGGAGAGCCAACACTTGACGAAGACCTTTAGCCCAACCTTCCTTACTATCCTTGATGACAACCGTAGTCTCGCTATCAAACAGGGGCGGAACATCAGGGAGCTTACTAATGAACTGACGCTCAACACTGAAACCAACCCCCGTACCACAGAGCAAGATGAACATAGCCTCATCGAAGGACTTAGGGTCATCTACGGGTAGATAACTACAGTTATACATACAAGTATTGTCACGTTCTGCTGCCTTACCTGCTGTCATCATTGACCTCATACTAGGCATGACCTGCAATGACAGCATGTGGTGACGGATCAAGTCAATCTCAGCATTAGTACCATTACTATTGTCATCCTCTAGTAAGGGCTTAACTATATTATCTATATAACGTTCAACAGTTTCACTCCATGTCTCTCGCCTTTGTTCATTCTCAAGCCATCTTGCATAGCGGCTGGTAGCAATGAATGTCTGGTAGTCTGTTGGTAGGTAGTTACTATTCATCTGTTGTGATCCTCATTTTGTTTATCGTAATACCATCTATGTCATATATGTATGCATACAAGGCTTCATTAATCTCTTCTTCTAAACTACCGTCCACTGGTACAGGATAGTCATCTTCATCTATTTCTAGGGACATAAGAACTTTAGCAATCATCTTGGTCTAGCTCTGTAATTAAACGGTCTATGTACCACCGTGCCTTACGTAAGTCTTCTACACCATTCTTGTAAGGCCACCGCCAGATGTACTTGAAGGCATTCTGCCAGCAGTACGCATGGTGTGGTTCTACATACGAACCAAGTGACATAGCTTTCATTGCATCAATGCATTCAATATCCCCCATATTATATTGGGGTGGATTATTGACTACATCCTGACCAATTCCAGTGTTGATAGTAAAGTTTTCTTTCCACTTAGCCATTATGCATTACCTCTTGTCTTAGTTGTTAATGTTAGGACATTGCCATTGGAAGTATACTTAGGTTCATCTTCTTTCTCAGGTAAGTATTCGTCTAGTCTGTGTAGTACGTAGTGGTGCAGTGCATCCCTAACGTATTCGTCTTCTTCAATGACAGGTATAACAGAACATATCATGTTGCACAAGTGGGAAAGATATGCAAAGTCTTCATCGTTCAAAGGATTATCTGATGACGATATTAGCCCCACTTGTACATCACCATCCCAGTTACCGTCTTCGTGATATGGTGTTATTCGGATCACAAAGTCTTCTTCTTTTAGATCAGATAAAATATCAGATACTTTCATTTACTTTCTCACTATCTTGTCATAAGGGAAACCGATTAACTTTAGCTTCATAGCCTCGCCCTTTTCTTTCAGCCACAGTAGAGGAACAATCCTATCGTAGTACAAGAAACCTTTTGTATCACACCATGATGCATAGGTACTCTTTGAACCTTTCCTTAACTTGCTTCTACTATTACTGAATACAAAACGAATGTCAATAGAGGGATGTTGTTTTTTTATAAGCTGATGCTTACGTCTATCCTCTGATGTAAACAAACCCTTAGACTCTATAATAATACCATTAGGTAATACAAAGTCTGGTGTGTAGGTACGGTATGCTAAGTCTTCCCATTCAATTTTCATTGACTCATATGTGGCAGGTACACCCTGCTCTTTTAGATACTCAGCAAGCCTAACCTCAAGACCACTACGATAACCCTTTTTCCTAGCTGCACGATAGCTCTTACCATTCATTGTACTAGAAGTCTCCGACCTTTAAGGTTGAGTAGTCACCCCAACCAGTACCATATTCACCTGTAAGATTTGCTGTTGCAATCTGCACCAGTATTTCTTTTACTTTACCTATTGACTTTATCATTAACTCAGGTGATACCTTATGCAAGTGTGCAATATAAGGGCTAGTCTTTTCTACTGCAATAAAGTTAAACTCTTTAGCCTTTAAGCCAGCCAGTTTACAAGTATACAAATAGAAAGCAGCTTGTATGTGATAAGCGTACTTGCCCACCTGTTCTGCGAAACCTTCTGGCGAAGCGTCGATAGTAGTTTTAATGTCAAAAATCTGCCCTGTCTCTGGTATGTATAGGTCTGGTCTTGTCTTTAAGTTTAGTCCACTGTGAGGGTCAGTTACAAAGACACTGCTTTCTGTAACTCTTTCTTTATGTGTTAGTATCTCATTACATATAGGATTGTCAAGTGCTGAGTTACACATTTTATTATGTACATGGTATTCAACCTCAGTCAGTACAACTTCATCATCTTTTTTATTGGCATACATTTCTTTGTACATCTTAGATACCCTAGTCTTTGGGCCTTTGAATACTAGGTCACGCTCTGGCTCAAGTAGTGTAGCATGTACTGCACTCCCTAATGCAAATGCTGGACTATCACCCAATGGTTTCTGTGCCATGTAGTGTGCAAGCGATTGCTTACACACCGTTTTAATGGCAGACGAAGAGTACCCTATCTGTTTGTGGTACTCCGCATTTGACATGTCATAGACAATGCCTGATGGTGGCATGTCCATTACACAAAATCCTCTGCATCAATGTCAACCAAGTCTTCTACAATGGCATCAGGGATTTCCTCATTGTCATGCTGCATCTTGTCACCCCACTCACCAAGGATATACTGGTTGTAGTTAGCTACCCATGCTACAAAGTCAGCAAACGTACCCTGAGTATCACTGTCCATGTCCAAGGTAGACATCAAGTCAAGTGCAGGATCAGGCAGATAGAAGCAGCTACCGTTAGGCAGTTCACGTTTAGTTGTCTTAAACTTTACGTAGTGCTGTGGGGGTAGGCGTTGCATCTTGCCTAGCTTATTGAAGATATCGCCAACAATCTTGAATGCATCACGGTTCTCAATCTCGTAGATGAATGGCGTAGTGGGTGCTTCCATATGATTGCCTGATGCGTCAGTAGAATTAACCATATCAACTGTGCCAAAGAGAACACGAACACGCTTGATGGATCGTATCAAGTCTTTCATGGTATCAGGAAGACTGTTAAAGTCCTCAATCCAGCCAGAAGGTTTACCACAGTTAAAGCCACCGTCATTATCCTTCATGTCTGCGTTAAGGTTATCTCCCATAACAGTCTTGACATAACGGTTAGGCGTACTGTCATTACCCATGACGAATTTCTTGTACATGAAACGCTGCATAAACGGCCTAATTGAAACCTCTTCTGCATAGTATGTAGGTCCATCAGGTATCTCCAACTTATATGTGCCGCCCTCAACTACCTCTACGTTTACCTGCTTGCCCTTCACCTCTGCCTGTCCCATCACTGGTGTGTGATTGATACGAAGACGTGCTAGTGCGCTAGTCTTTTTCTCTGTGGCAGATTGTCCCATGCCCATAGCCTTAGCCATAGCTGCATAGTTACTTGTGTCTATTGTTTCTAGTTCTGTCATGTGTATTTTCTCCTTAACACTGATCGAATTTTGTAGTTATATCATGCTACATCCTTGGTGTCAAGCCAATTCGGACCTATCTTTGCTTCTAATAGTAAAGGAATGTTAAAGTCTATATTCCATTTCTTATTAACAATAGATAGTAGCTTGTCATTAGTTCTGTCTATTATCTTTAGTACCTTGGCTGTCTCATTAGGATGTATGTCTAGTACCACACTGTCATGTACGGTGTTGACTATACAACTCTGCATTTTGTTTGCCTCTAACATCTTGTCAATGTATATGAGACATATAGGTACGATGTCTGCCGTTGCAAATGATTGCACTGGATAGTTTTTTATTAGCGTAAAGTATGACACACCCCCATGCTTATTACGTACTGCATTGGGGAATGCAAATGATCTGCCTGATGGTGTAGTAATACAACCAGTAGACATCACCTCGTCAGCTAGTCTCTTGTGCCATGCAGCAATACCTTCGTATTTCTTCATAAACTTAGTGTAGTATGCAGCCTCTGCTGGTGTACGTCCATATCCAGTAGCACCGAACAGAGGGGCGAAGGTGTGTTCCTTGGCTGCTTGACGTGCAGTAGGTTGACCTGCATCAGTGATAGTCTTTGCAGTAAACGAGTGGACATCAAAGCCAGTGATAACTTCATCAATAGCAACCTTGTCCTGTGATAGATACGCAGCAACACGAAACTCTAGCTGTGCAAAGTCAGCTTCCATGATCTGTCCACCATCCCACCTAGATACAAAGACACGCTTCACAGGAAACGTACCGCCACGTGGCATGTTCTGCATGTTAGGGTCAGCACCAGACAGTCTGCCTGTGCCTGTCCTGTGCTGCAGTAGGCGCACGTGTAGCTTACCGTCTGCCTTGGTGTGGGTAGCTATACCACCAATGAAGCTGTTGATGTAGACCTCAACTGCATTAAGACGTTTCATATTCTGTAAGAACTTCTCTGCCTCTGGCATACCCTTAGCTCTGGCAATACCCTCAAGGTGAGTGAGACTGTCCTTGCCTGTGCTGAAACCATTAGCACTTACATAGCTGGAATTAGGTGGATTGAACCCTAGACCTGCTACATGGTTAGTATCCATAAAAGTATACCCACAACCATCACACCCGACACACCTGCTGGGTCTTGCAAAAGGATTTCCATCTTTCTTTACCTTCCTGATTTGCCCACTGCCATAGCAGGTCTTGCATTGCTTTGCCTTCTGTCTGTACAGTTTGGTAGAATGTTTAGTGACAGTAGACTTGAACGCTGCATCTACCATGCGGCCTTCAAACAATGTAGCCCACTGTTTCTTATCGTCAGGCTTACGCCCATAGACAACCCAGCCCAACTGCTCTGGACTGTTGAGGTTGATAGGTCTGTCACCCATCAATTTGCTAGTGTGTTTCTCAAGGCTACGCACTAGATCATCACGCTCTGTTTCATACTCTTTACGAACTATGTCTAACGCATTAGTATCTACCTTGAACCCACGCTGATATATCTTAGCTAGGTGCAGGGCAAGTTGATTGGTTAGGTCAATGCTGTCCTGTAGTGTAGTGCCATCTAGCTTGGACACAATGGTATTGTACAACTGCTGTGTTGCATGTAGGTCATGCGACAGATACTCTGTCAACTCTGCCAAGGGTATATCACGTGTGGTGTAGCCCTTCTTAAAGTAGTCCTTGAGTGTGTCTTGCTTCTGTGTGTCAAGTGCATATCGTTCTGCACAAGCATCAAGGGATAGAGGTTGCTTCTGCCCACGCTGTAGGATGTACTCACCTAGCATGGTGTCAAATATCTTACCATCATAGGTGAAGCCAGACTCCCACAGCCACAGTAAGTCATGCACTGCATTGTGCGCTACAAGTAGCTTGGTTCTGTTGAGCATACGCTGTACGTATACATGGTCATCTGGTGTGCCTTGCTTTTCTGAGTGGTCAAAGGTAATGATAACCTCATGTCCTGTTTCATCTAGCATACCAACCTGCGTTAGTGAATTGTCTTTCTCGAATGGGTCAAGGTGTAGCTTACCATCCCTAGTCGTTGTCGTGTTCTCTACGTCCAGTGTCAGGATCATTATCAATACCCTTTCGTATTAAGTGTATAAAACCCATGTTAAATATAGCAGCATATGTTTCGGGGTCAAGGTCTAATTGAACGGTTGCGCTGCCATCCTCATGTTCGTCTATATCAGTTATCTTTATAGTATTATTCATCTTTTATCTCCTCAATATATTTACGTAACCTTTTATTGTAAGCACGTTTGATCTTCTTTAACTTACCACTCTTCCACAGATAAAACTTACGTGCTTTGGTTAGTCCATCATACTCATCACCTCCCTTCATTGATATACGTTTATTCATTCATCATCTCCTACTACTGGGGTGTTAGTACTAGCAAGTATTGCCGCTTAACTAATACAGTGATGTCAGTTTACTCATCTCTCAGTGCTACCCATGACACA